CAGACAATCTCCTGTGTTGCCACGCCCGCAGCCGTTGCCAAGGGCTGCTGAAGTGTCGTTCGCAGAACAACCTTGTTGAACATACTGCCATTGATGGCGCCACTCGGCTGGTACAAGTCATGGTTCAGTGCAAAGGAGTACATGTAGACACCTGGAAGCTCAGGTGCATTTCCGGTTGTATGCTTGTACATTTGGATAAGCGAAAAGTAGGAGGTTGGCTTTATGGAAAGACGCTCCTTGCCATCAAGCAGAAGTTGTCCGTTTGCAATCGGATCACGTGGGTACACAGAGGTGATCTGTTGCTGGCCACTCGAGTATAGGAAGGTCTGACTCTCTCTTGAGTTGGTAATGGTGGATGGAGGGTCGTTGAGATCTCCATTCGTTGTAAAGGGCGCTCGGTACGGATTATCCCAGTTTGTGTAGTTATCCCAGTCGTTTGTCAGAATCTTGTCAGACCTCTGCGATGACCACACAATTCGTGTGACCAGATTGAAGAATGGAATCTCGACATCAGAGTTTCCGCCATACTGACCAGGACTGTTCTTGTAGGTAACCGTCTTGACGAGAAACGTTTGATCAGCACTCGCAAGCTGGGCCATCTCCATCTCTGTCAGGTAGATGAAGTTACCCTCAAGGTACGGATCAGGGAAAAAGCTTGCCAGATTGGGATTTGACGATGAACCGTTCGCATTCGGGGGGCTGAGAAACCGACTAATCGCATCATAGGGCGCAGTTGGTAACGCAGAATTGTACGCTGTATTTGTAGGGCGAATACGCTTTCCATAGGTTGCGGTGTTAAGAGGGTTCACATCAATCACCGTGTAGAGCTCGTTGAGTGGGCGGTAATAGACATTGATGAAGACATCTGAGTTCTGCATAGACACCAGAGGCAGGGCCATACCTGGATTCTCGCAGAACCAGAAGTGAAGAGGGATCACTAACTGACGAGAACGGATTGACGGTTCCGGGATCTTTGTGTTTGGGATTCCACCGGGTTGGACCAAAGGCACAATTGCGTGAGGATATTGTCCCATGCGATCATAGGCATTAGCCGGGTCTTTCAACTCAGGAATGTTTCCAACCATCTGATCCACCAGTTTCCGCTTGTTAGGATCGTGTGTCAGGTAGGAGTAGAACTTCAGCCACTCGCCTGTAAGCGTCTGAAGAAGCTGTCCGTTCGCAGTAATCTCGATGCGGTCGATTAAATTGTATCCAATATTGTCAATCCATTGGAATTCATATCCAATGGAGTTGGATCGTGAATCGTATCCTGTAGGGGGAACCGCTGTGGTCCCGATATACGACAACGGTGACCAAATATCAGGAAGAGTCAAGATCAAATAGGTATCGTGGAGTAACTGTGCATACCGGTCAATCCGACACGAAATCTTTCGTACGGACGTTGGATCAAACTCTAAGTTTGAACTCGTGAAGGTCATTCGGATTGACTCCATGGCAAAGTTTGTGTGTCGGCGATAGACCGCCCGAAAGTGCGTCATGGAGGGACTTCCATTGACAAGTTCGTTCTGTGCCCCAATTGCCACCAACTGAAGGAGTGCGCCCGGCATATTGTGTTAAAGAGGAGATTAGACTAAATAGGTCCTGGTCGAAGTGTTTGCAGGAACGCAGCAGAAGGATGTATAGCTTTTTCCAAGTGTAGCGGGACCGACTGTATTGATGCCAACGCCGGCAACAAAGATATCATACCGATCCGACTTATTGGCAAGTATGCCAATGTACTGCGTATTCGTCCGGCGTTTCTGGGGAGGAGGGGATGAAGCCAAAGACTTCGCAATGATCTGGCGCTTCATCTGTGTCAGGTAATCTTGTGCGGAGTTGACCTGCATTTGTGATTTACGGAGAGAAAAGACTAACCATACAATGCGCTTTGTTCTCGTCAGCACCCACGTCGATCAGACCACTGGGTACTCGAAAGTCGTCGTCAATCTTCTCAAGCAACTGTCAACACTGGCACCGGCCGTGAAGACCTACCATTTCGGCTTCCAGCGTCACCCGTCGCGCGGAAACATCCGCACGGTTCCCAGCGGTATCGTGGCCTACGACGCAGCGGCCAATGAGGACCCCAAGGAGGAGGGATTCGGCTTCAACAAGATCCACGAGTATCTGGAGATGGTCAATCCGGACGTGGTGATGATCTACAATGACCCGCTGATTATTCACCGGTTTGTGGAGGCCATGAAGTTTGACAAGGAGACGTCGAAGTACAAGCTCTGGGTCTATGTGGATCAGGTCTACGAGGGTATCGCGCCCCCGCTGGTTGAGACCATCACCAAGAATGCGCACCGTGTCTACTGCTTTACGAAGTATTGGGCCGATATCTACTCCAAGTATGCTGCCTTTCCTGATGTTCGTGTCCTCGAGAATGCAGTGGATACAACGATGTTCTCCAAGCTCCCGGATGCAGCCAGGACTTCGATTCGCGCGACACTCAACATCGAACAGGAGGCTGTCCTCTTTGTGAATGCGAACCGCAACAGCCAGCGCAAGCGTCACGATCTGGCTATCATGGGATTTGTTGAGTTACTCAAGCGCAACCCGGAGAAGCCGTACTACTACATCATCGTGACTGGAATGAATGGGCAGCAGGGAGCCTACTATGATCTCAATCGGATCTTTGCGACTGAGCTCGAGCGACAGGGACTCGATCTGCCGACGTACTCAAAGCGCCTTCTTCTCGTGGATACGTCAGCAAAGGCGGTTCCGGATTCTTCGATCAACGAGATCTACAATGCCGCCGACATTGGCGTGAATACGTCGGATGGCGAGGGATTTGGTCTGTGCCAGATTGAGCATCTCTACACGGGTGCCCCGCAGATTGTTACAGACATTGGAACCTACCGTACGTTCATGGATGAGAAGGTCTGCGCATTCGTCAATCCTGTTGACCGTTGCTACTTTTCCGGCACGATGCCGCTTGGTCTCTGGGCGCCGACGTTTGACTACAAGGAGCTTGCAACTCAGATGGAGACGATGATTGCGGATCTTCCCAAGTACAAGAAGGCCGCTATGAAGTACCCGTTCAAGACGTGGAGCGATGTCTGTGCGTCCTGGCTGGCGGACGTTAAAGCAGAAACCGGATCGAAGTAGGGCTTACCAGCGTCCCCATGCGGAGGAGACGCTGGTGATCGTCCCAAGCGGGGCCGTCAAAGACTTCCTTGGAATCAGGGTCGATGATAAGTGAAATTCCCTTGACCAATACCTTCTGCAACCGGCGATGCTTTTTGGATGTGTTGCGAATGACGGTCGCATCCAGCTCTTCATCCTTAATGTTCGGTCTGAACGCCAGATCTTCGCTGGTAGATGTCGTATCAAATCGCATACAGGATACCTGAGGACGCTCGCGAGAATGCAGTTTCCGGTGAATCTCGCAATCCACTGCGGATTCCTTTAGCAGCAACGCCATGCGCTGACCAATGCGTTCCTTTTCGAAAGCCGTTTCGTAAAGGTATTCATCTGTTGACATGAACGTTTCAACCGGATCTCCTTCATACCGCTTCATGGTCATGTCCGCCCGACGGATCGCCACGATATTCGGATACTCGGCTGACTTCATCTGGCTCTCCGTAAAGACCGAGACGTAGAAGGATACCTTCACCGTCCGATCATCAAGCGGCAAGGTTGCGTGGGAGCAAATACGGATTGCGCGACCAATGACCTGATCGTGACGAGCGGGAGTCCAGTGCGGTTCCATGATGTGGACGTGACGCACATTGTTGAGTGTGATACCCTCCGCACCCGACGCCGACGCCATGAGAATGTGGAGGATCTTCTTACCCCGCTTCTCCACACTCTCCTTCAGGGATGCCGGGAAGTTCTTGGAATACACGCCGTTGAAGATCTGGCGCATCAGGTCACGTTCCTCCTCCTTTTCCTCGCCGGTGTAAAAGGTGTAGGCCGGCTTATCCGACATCTCTGGATCCTCAATCCACTGATTCGCAGATCGAGCCAGTTTGTAGGGCTGCCATCCAGCCTCCTCCAGGACAGCCGAGAAGACGCCCAATCCTTCCAGAGAGCGGTACTGGGAATAGATGAACTGATTGCCATCCTTGGATTCCTTGATGTTCTTCAGCATGCGCAACATCTTGGGGCTGAAGTTCTCGAGCGCCTTCTCCGAGAGGTACCGCTTGGGATCTGCCTTGAGCTTTGCAAGGATCTCATCGGATGTCGCATTCGGAGGTTTGGTCTCCGAAAGTCCCTCAGTCTCCTCGCCCTTCTTCAGTTCCATCGGGGTCGCGTAATCACAGATCAGACGGGTCGGTACGCGGAAGGTACTCAGGTTCTCGTTCAGCTTACTCTTGCCCCTCTTGGAATCAATCTTCATCTCAATCCACCGGACCTCCAGGTAGCGGGTAAATTGTCCCTCGGACATTTCCACTTTTTCTAGCGTCTTCTCCAGATCAATCCGCTTCGGCAGAAGGCGTTCATCAGCACCCTTGAAGTAGGAGACCAATCCCTGGATACGGCGGCGGAACAGCATGGGGTTCTTCACGTTCAAGCCATCAATGAACAGCTTGGTAAATTCATCGTAATCTGTAGGCAGACACTGAAAATCCTCCGCAGAGACCTTCTCCGTCGCGATTTCACCACCACCGACTTCGATTTCAATCTTGGACTTTATGGAGGCCACCCAGTCAACCGCCTGGGGAATAAAGACCATGTCCTTCATGTACTGGATTGCCGTGCGGTCACCTTCGCCATTGTAGGTTGACCGGAACTGAGGGGGATTGCGTGTGACCATGACGTACTTCTTGAGAGCATTGAACTCGATGGTATCCACCTCCGGGATCGAACGGAACGCCTTGGTGATCTTCTCCTCGTCCCAGGTGGGAATGGTCTTGAAGGGAATCACGATGCGCTCAATGGGTCCTCGCAGAAGATTCATCATGAACGCAATCTCCGTAGGATTGTTGATGATGGGAGTTCCAGACAGGAGCACGATCTTGCACCGGTTCGCGTGGTAAATCGCATCGTACAGCTTTCCTGTGATTTCAGATTCGTTAATGACACGGGAGATGAAGTTGTGGGCCTCGTCAATGATCACAACTGAATCATCGTACATGCCCTCCTTGGTATGGTCGGCAATACTGGACCGCGTCAGACCGTTGTAGCGAACAAAGTTGAAGCGCTGATTCAGAACATCCTTGATCTGTTCACGAATGGCAGCCTTATCGGCAGTAGCCAGACTTTCAAAGTTGGGCGTCTCGCTGGGAGTGGTCACGTAGAACTTCTTGTGCTTGTCCATGAACTTGTCCGAGATGCCCAGCTTCTTTCCATCCGGGCGGTTGTCATCATTGACCGTCCGGGAGACCCAGTGGTTCTCAACCGCATAGACCGGGTCACCGCACTTCTGCAGCTCCTCCCGAAAGTTGGGTTCAAGAGACGCGGGCACCATGACATACACTTTGTTCGTGCTCAGCAGGGACTCTGCGACTGCGATGGCAGAACACGTCTTTCCAGATCCAAGTCCGTGGTACACTAAAAGACCCCGATACGGCGTTTCAATTTTCAGATAATCTCTTATCAGTGATTGATAGGGGAATAATTCTCGTCCAGTTCCGGTTCTCTGTCGGCAGAGATCCACGTTCTTATCCTCCTCATCGAGCGGGTCCCGGTCCTTAGCACGGTAATCAGCCTTAATGAAGAGCCGGGTGATGGAGTCTGAGAACGCCTTTCTGTTTGGGAGAATATACTCCTGGCTCATTGTTCTGTATCAACAAAATGAACCACACTATACGAACAATAGTTAGGTATGCCTCCAAGAAGAAAACATAGTCTTTCAAAGGAAGAGTTTGTTGAGTGGTTCAACAATCAGCTTGAAGTTCAAAAAGATGGATGCTGGGTCTGGTCTCGTGCTAAAACGCTGAAAGGATACGGGTCTTGCTGGACAATAGATGGGCGCCTTGGACGTGCACACCGAGTTGCTCTTGAACTGAAACTAGGTAGACCTCTTGCGGATGGAATGCACGCACTTCATAGTTGTGACAACCCTCCGTGTTGTAATCCGGATCATCTCCGAGAGGGAACCAATGTAGAGAATATGAAAGAGCGACAAGACAAGGAAAGACAGTCAAGGGGGGAACAACGATCTCTTCTGTTTAGAGGAGAAAAACACAATGGTGCGAAGCTTACCGAGACAAACGTAAGAGAAATTCTCAGTCAAAAAGGTAGTATGACGATAAAGGCCCTCTCAATACAATATTCTGTGAGTATTGGAGCAATCTCTGGCGTGCTATATGGAACAACCTGGAAACATATTCCCCGTGAGAACTAATGGGGGGTGTGCGACAGAATCATCGCATGTTCATGGTGACAATTTATCTCTTTTTAATGGCGGGATTCCTCTACCTGAAACCGTCCGTCGCCTTTGGGCGTGAAGGACGGATCCGCCCGTTTGGGGCTACGGATCAGGAAGCTACCGTCTTCCCTGTGTGGTGGTGGGTGTTTATGATTAGCGTTCTTGCTTACTGTATCACCGTGTATCTTGCTGGATTCCGCTTCACGTCCTTCTAAGGTAGTTATAGTAGGATGCTACAATCGGACTGTACTCGTGATCCTGGTGAAATCGCATGTAAATGTCCTCAATAAACAGGCCATCTGCCTTGTAGTCATCTTCCTTCCAAGGTTGAGTCATGCGTACATCGACTACGTACTGCGCTGTATCAATCTTCTGCAAACGAGGTGTATCGCCCTTGAAAACGGCACCCGGTGTCGACACGAACTCGTCCCAGCGCTGTTGATCAAAGGTATAGAACTTACCCTCCTTGAACCGAGGTACAAGGTTCCAAAACTCGGGGTGAACGACATTGTCATCGTCTAAAAAGTAGACCATGCCCCACTTCACCCGTGCAAGCGCAACGTTCCGCTGACTGTTTCCTGAGCAGGTTCCCGGGGGGCTCATGTGACCGAGTTCAAGAATCTTCGGGTGGTCAAACACAGGGGAAAAGGAACCTCCCGTTTGCGTTGTATCATGAACGATGATCCATCGGTCGATCAGGTCAATGTCAATGGATCTCCGAAGAAACTCTAGGTTCAGTGGGCGGACGCACGGGGTAATCAACGTAAGCATTGTTTCAACAAACGGGTTGTGTTTAGACAGTTTCAAAGGTTTCTACAACCGATCGCAGTTCCTGAATCATTGCAAGACGCTGGACATGATGCGGTCTCACATGGTGCTCACATTCATCAAACGTCTTCCATGCAATACCCGAGATCTCTCGGCGCTGCATAGGGGTAAATCGTTGGGTCAGATTTACCATCTCAGCATGTTTCGTCAGCGCCACAAAGTAGATGTGCCGATACACAATTCCATTCAGACCCTCGAAGGTCTCTTCCAAGCGGATGTTCTTCAGAACGATGTAGGCATCACGAGGGATATTGGTCTCTTCGTTGAATTCACGTATGGCACAATCCACATCACTTTCTCCACGGATTCGGCGACCTTTCGGGAATCCCCACTCGGGCTCATCGTATGCAGACGGGTTGTTTGCAACCAGCGTTGGACGATCAAGCTGATTGAATTTAGTTTGAGAGGGCAGGTAATCTCCATTCAAATGTTCATCTCCCCATATCGACTTCCAAATGACGTCAAAGGGGCTGTCGGCAACCATTTGCTGTTCACTCCGTGTCATGTTTCCGATCAGCCGTCCAACATACTCGGTGTTGTCCGGATCGTACTTTCCACGCATAAACTCAGCAAAGCTCATGCTGTCTTTTCTCCGTATCATCAGCAGTCGTGCAGTCGCTGATTGAGTTGGTAAGTGCACGCTTTCTGTTAAGATAAGTCCACACGAAAGGACTGGTTCCATACACGACCGAAACAGGTGACCTCTCGCTCCGCAGTTGTTGCAGTACATTACTGGTTGTCCTCTTGGTACGGTTTCTATCCGTTTTTCCATTGTGTCTTACCGCAACTTCCTTTGTAAGTGATAGATAAATGTCGTCCCTGGCCGCAAATCCGGTGGCTTCATCGGGATTTAACGGTATGAGTGTTATCATGAAGTCTCTGGTGGTGATAATTGGACTTGTTATCGTTATACTGGCTGCACTGTTCATCTACAATGTGGTCGCCGTTTCGACTGGCAAGAAGCCCACGACACTTCTCGGAGCACCCACCGTTCCGGATCAGATGCCGTTGCCCGTAGATGGCAAGACAAAGACCACCATTTCAGGATCCGGTGCACCGATCACACAGGGTGCTGATAATAGCGTTCAGTTCTGGATGTATATCAAGGACTGGGACTATGAATTTGGCAAGAAGAAGAGCATCCTGTATCGCAAGGATTCGACGACACCCGCGTTTCGGAATCCCGATATCTCCCTCCATCCGACAGACAATAGCATTGATGTGAAGGTCTCTATCTACCCGGGTGATCAGAGCTCTACCTCCTCGACCGGCGATAGCTTCACGCTCACAGTGGAGAATGTGCCTCTTCAGTCGTGGTTTTCTATCTCCGTAACTGTGTTCCAGCGCAATCTCGACGTCTACATCAACGGAAAGCTGGTGAAGTCTGCGGTTCTTCCTGGAGTTCCTCGTCCGGCGGCCGGAGATATCATTGTGGCCGATGGAGGTGGCTTCTCGGGTCAGATCTGCAACGTACACGCATACCCGAATATGATTGGTCCGTCGGATGCAGCTTCATTCTTTGCGGCGGGAACCAACTGTGCCTCGTATGCTACATCACCCTCGTCATCCGAGACAACCACCGACGGTAACTCCAAGCTGACTCTCTTCGGATACACCTTTACATTCGGAATCCGTGATGCTGTCTCGGGTAAGGTGATCTCGGAATCTTCTGTCTAATCTACAATGAAGATCTTGCTCAAGTGTCCAACCCGGTCTCGTCCCGCTCAGTTTCTGTCTGTTCTTCAGAAATACGTGACTCTTGCCAGCCGACCGGACCTGCTCGGTGTTTGTGTATCCTGCGATCTAGATGACGCGACAATGACACCTGCAAATATTCAACATTCGATTAAGAATATTACCTACGCGACTTCGTGGTGTGACATCTACTACGGAAGTAGCACCACAAAGATTGAAGCAGTCAATGCGGATATGGTATCCATCCCATGGGAGTGGGATATTGTGGTTCTCGTGTCCGATGATATGGTTCCTCAAGTGAAGGGATACGACGATATCATCCGGAATCATATGGTTACCCAGTATCCCGATACGAACGGTATTGTGTGGGTGAACGATGGAACACAGGGCTCGAAGTTAAATACGATTACGATTATGGGACGGGTCATGTACAACTCCTTTGGATATCTGTACCATCCAGCCTACAAGAGCCTTTTTTGTGATACAGAATTTACGGATCTATGCAAGGGATCACTTGCACTCAAGACCACCTACATTCCGCAGGTACTGATTCGGCACGAACATCCCGGAACTGGATTTCCCCAAAAACACGACCAACTCTATTTGAAGAATCAGACCTACTGGAGCGCGGATATGTATACCTATATACACCGGAAGTCATATGAGTATGACTGGAGCATTCTGATTGCAACCATCACGGGTCGTGAACAGTCTCTCCAAACTCTGTTAGACGCAATCAACGAGAAACGCGCACGGATTTGTCCCGATCTCAAAATTGAAATTTCAATTTCCTTGGACAATCGCGAAAAGAAAATCGGTACGAAGCGACAAGAACTCCTTCAGGGTGCCAAAGGAAAGTACGCCTCCTTCGTGGATGACGATGACATGATCACCGATGCATATTTTGAAGATGCTCTGCAAACAATCAAAGGGGAGTTTCACTGCTGTAGATTACGTGGACAAATGAACCAATACACGTTCACACATAGCATTGACAATCGGTTGGACATGCCGATGTGTATTGGCGATGTCTTCATCCGCCCTCCAAATCACTTGAACATTGTGATGACAGGAGTCGGACAGTTTATCCCGTTTGGCAGTGCAACGCGGGGGGAAGATCTTGATTGGGCGATTCGCTTAGCAAAGACCGGGTGGTTACGAACTGAATATCAATCCGACCACGCACGTATTCACTACATTTACAATCTTGGAGGCCGCACAGTCAATCCAGAAACAGCCGAGATTCAGCGGAAAATTAACTACGAAACAATGCTGGACCTGGTGTGGTTGGATGGAGGTGCGGCCCGAGTTATCCCGAAACCCGATGGCCGAAAGAGTGGCATTCGTCTCACTTCTAAGGGCTTTGTTTCTAAGTAAAGTGTAATGGGTGCTTTTGAAATAGTAGGCGCACTGCTTGCACTTGCCCTTATTGGTACTATCATCTGGCAGGTCGTCTCCTCGCGAAAGGCGAAGGGTGATGCTGTTGACATCATGCCCGGATCGATGTCTGGAAAGGAACTGAAGACATATTCCACGAGCCTCCCTCGGTCGGTGAATCAGAAAGAAGGTGCTACGTTCACCTACACGGGCTGGATCCTCGTCAAGGATTTTACCCACAACTACGGACGAAAGCGGTTGATCTTCTCCAAGGGAGACTGCCCGGGACTCTATCTGGACACGACATCTAACTCGCTGCTGCTCTCTATCAAAACGTTCGGGGACGCACAGGAGACAATCTTGATCGCAAATATCCCGGCAGCCAAGTGGATTCATTTCGCGGTCGTTGTCGATCAGGATTCAGTAGACTTCTACATCAATGGGATCATCCGCCAGCATCACACCCTGCTTCAGTTACCCAAGCAGAATGATGATCCTCTGACGATGGGTGCCACAGCTGCAGCAGGATGGGATGGTGTTCTTGCAAATCTCCAATACACTCCGCGTTCGTTGTCAGCAGGCGAAGTGGCTGCGATGACGACGAATGTTCCGAAGGATGACCTGACAATCAAGCCGTCGGCCGGCCAGTACTTTGACATGAGCTGGTACATAGGACGAACTTAAATCTTGACACGTTATAATGAGCGCCGGAGGACAAAATAGTACCACGCTTTCGGGTATCCAGGGAATGCGTATTCGCGATGCGTCCGATGTAGATGCACAGAATCGGGTGCGTGAAATCTATCAGCTCTTCAACACAACCACACCGAATGCCGTCCGTCCCCGCATTCCTAACGGAAATGACGTGTACCTCCAGTTTCTCCAGGGTATCAAGGAGGTGTCATCGAACGTAACCGGATATGCATCGTGTCCTGCGTGCGCTGGACTGCCGTACACCGGAAGGGGACTGATCCTCACGTATCGGAATGGGAACTTTCCGCCTGTTTAAGCTTCTCGATGGACGACTTTGCCTTCTTCTTCGACTGTTCATCATTCGGGTTGTACGTAAAAAAGTACTCCAAGTAGTCTACCGAAGACTTGTCCTTACCAAGATCTGTATACAACTTTGCCTTGTTCCGCTTCATGTCAATCAATGTCTCTTGCTCCCCAATGCATTCCTTGGGGGTCAAGATACTAAAGCGCCGCGCCGGTTTGGAGTTTGCGAGATCCACGAGCCGCTGCGCAATACACAATACACTTGCAATGTTCTCCTCGTCAGCTCCCGAGTACATGTAGGCAAAGAAGAACTGAAGCGTGGTCGGAATACTGGATACACGGACACCGTTCGGCATCTCGTGGTAGCTATGGCAGGCCGTGGTCTCATAGAAACGAAACAAGGACTTTTTGCCATCCTTGTCCATCACCATGGTGCGTCGAGGCAGGATATCATTCTCCTCGTGAACAACAACCTCGGTCCCCTTTGTCAGCCGCTCAATGGTTTCACGCTCAGCAAGAAGACCGATGGGTGTAGTCCACTTCTGACCCAGATGAATCTCTGCGGCGCTGACACTCAGCAGAACAACCGGCTCATTCTTCAACATCTTGATCACACCCCGCTGTTGGGCGTTTGTCAGGTGATCGTGACTGCGACCGTCTTCGCGCTTGCAGGTCACCGGATGCGCCTTGTTCAGCAGCTGAAGGCGAGTATAGACCTTCTCCCACCGAGACACGTCGCCACGAGGACGGCTGAGCTCCAGATACATGGACATCCGCAGGAAGTTCGGGGGTACATAGTGAATTCCGTTGCGCTCGATCGACTGCGACCACAAGCGATCAAAAATCTCGGGCGTCAGACTGGTAATGTCTGCAACACCCGTGAAATCAGCAAAGACCTTGAAGGTACCCAAGTGCATGCCCGGCTTGACCTCCACCTCTTTGATACCGCTGCGCTTCAGCTGATTCGCGATCATCACCGAGTGAGCTTGGGGCGTCTTGCTAAAGAAATCGTAGTCCGGCACCTCCACCTTCGGGTCGTAGAAACGGTCCTTCTTGGGAAGAAGGTTGTTGATAGCAGTACCACCGTAACAAAGTACTGGATGCGTCTTGAGAAATGTCTCGACAATCCCGAGACTTGTCTTAGTTAAAGGGTCTGAGGCGGCCTCCCGGTTGTTTTCGTCTTCAAGATCTTCGACTATCTTGGCGATGTCCTCCATTAAAAATGGATGTGACTTTGTTTTTATCTTGGGAAGCAGCAAGAATGCCACCCAGCAAGTACAATCTTCGTAACCGCAAGGTCCCCGTCGTGTGGGTGGACGACGACACTCTCAAGACCAAGGCAGAGGAGGATGATTCAAGCGACTCCGATTATGAGGCCGGCGATGAGGAAGAGGACGAGTCTGAGGAGGAAGAGACCGAGGAAACAGAGGACGAAGAGGAGTCTGAGGAAGAGGAATCCGTCCTCAAGCTCCCCAAGGGTGCCAAGGTGTCTGTCAAGCTTCACATCCACCACATCGCCGGAGGTAAGGCCGGCACTCGCATCGACATTGAAGAGGAGGAGTCTGAGAATTCCGAGGAGGAGGAAGAGGAGTTCATCGCCCACCTCATGGACAAGTATGTTCGGCCTGGAAAGGGAGGCATGGTGCCCAGTCACAAGGACCGCAAGGGACGGCGCGAGGAGACGGACTCGCCTGCCCTGTCGCTGAATGCCGAGGAGGAGGACTACTATGAGGATCTCTCCAAGTCCAAGAGGAAGAAGCTCAATGATCAGATGAAGGGCCTCGCCAAGCTGGTATCGGATGGCGAGGTCCCTTACAAGTTCCGTGTGCTCGGACTCCCGATCCCGGATCAGCTCAAGGCCACGGTGATCCGCAAGATTGACATCCTGAATGAGATGGATGCAGATGGCGGCGAGGTTCACAAGCTCAAGACCTGGGTGGATGGCTTTCTCCGGATCCCGTTCGGCAAGGTGGTTCCTCTCCCCGTCAACTTTGCCGAGGATCGCGCGGGATGCTCCAAGTTCCTTGCGGACACCCAGTCCACGATGGATAAGGCAGTCTACGGCATGGATCCCGCTAAGGCACAGGTGATGCAGATCGTGGCACAGTGGATCGCGAATCCCACCTCCGTGGGTAACGTGATCGCTCTCAAGGGGCCGATGGGTGTGGGCAAGACGTCCTTTGCACGCCACGGCGTTGCGGAGGTTCTTAAGCGGCCGTTCGAGTTCTTCTCTCTGGGAGGCGCTTCGGACTCGGCCAACTTCGTGGGTCATTCCTACACGTACGAGGGGGCTACCTGGGGTCGTATTGCCGACGCCATCATGTCGGCTCGGTGCATGAACCCGGTGATCTACTTTGACGAGCTGGACAAGGTCTCTACGACGGCTCACGGCGAAGAGATCATCTCCATGCTGATCCACTTGACGGATAGGTCGCAGAACTCGCACTTCCACGACCGATACTTTGCGGGAGTTGACTTTGATTTGAGTCAGTGTCTGTTTGTGTTCTCGTTCAATGACGAGACCAAGATCCACCCGATCTTGAAGGACCGTATGCAGGTCATCAACTGCTCGGGATACACTGCGACAGACAAGAAGGCCATTCTGAGCCAGTATGTCTGGCCCCAGATCCTGGATCGCCTGAACATGAAGGACGACCTGAAGATCACAGAGGAGGCGGTGAAGTTCCTGATCTCGGAGTACTCCAACGAGGAGGAGGGAGTGCGTGTTCTGATCCGGGCCGTGGAGACGCTGGTGACTCGCATCAATCTCCTCCGCATCGCAGATGAGAAGACTGCCAAGACGTATCCCTTCTACAAGGCCGTTAAGCTGCCGATGACCATCACGCCGGACGATGTCAAGGGAATCCTGGTGGAGACCAAGGTGGTGAATGAGTCCTGGCGTCACCTCTACACTTGAGTAAACTCGTGGTAGGGTTTGCCATCCTTGTAGAGAACCACATTTCCACAGAACTCGTCGTTCACAACCGGGTGCTCAATCACCCATACTTTTTCATTCGGATCGTTGAGAACGCCGCTGGGCACGTGGGAGAAGACGACAAAGTTATCGCGTACCAGGGGATAGATATAGTGTTCTAAGATGGTTGTATCCATCGTGTACCCATCTTTGCTGGTCGCAATGTGATGCATAAGGACATCAATGGAAAGGGGAATACGTCCCTTACATCCCCACAACCCACCCATCATGCGGTAGGCATGCCACATGTGATCACGAGTCGCATAGGCAGTATAGGGGCTATCAAGAAACGTATCAATACACCACCGATCGCGCGCATGAATACGGCTATCCGCATCACGCACGCAGACGAAGTCATAGTCCGACGCAAATGCCGGAATGAACCGAAACGCCATATTGCGAGAGCCATATTCGGGTGTCGTAAACAAGATCACATCCTTGCAGTTCTGTTCAACGAAGGGAGCTGCTGTCGGGGACGCAAATACGCGGATGTCACACCGCGGGTAGTAAGTGCGAATCAGCGTGATATTCTCAATCAGGCCGCGATAATACTTCTCCGTATACTCCCCATACAGACAGAAGGAGAAGCATCCACGCAACGATCGGCGTAGTAAAGCTTTCCCTTCCCGAACGCGGTCTCGTATGTCGATTGATTCAATGGCATACCGCTTATCAACACATGCATTTCGAACACGAATGTCGTTGAATGTATGAGAACACACTCCCTCATAGATCCGAGTCAGCCACTCGTCGCAGTGCCAGTTCCGGATGGTTGGATGAAAGAACGAGCCAAAGAGTTCGAAGTGGCTACGATGAACAAATGAGTTTTCAATGATTAAGTTTTGTCCGCCACGCAGAGCGGCATTGACAGGGTTGATGGGTCCGACAACACCACGATTACGATGGGACTCCAGCTTCGCAACAAACTTCTCTGTCCATCCGTGAGTCTCAAGAATGACATCGTCGCCGATCTGAAACATGTACTCATCTCCTGCATCATAGGATGCCTGCGCAAGCTTATTCCAGGCCCAGGCGGGCGCATGATTACAGCCGCTCAGGATGACCACAGTTCCAATCGTTTCAAGCTTACTGAGATGCTTTAAAAAGAAGGTATCGTTGTCGTCCACTCCAATATAAATAGTGTAGTCAAAGGGGCTCTTCGTAGCCTGAAAGGATGGTAAAAAGTGAGTCACTAAAAAGCACTCTTCAAATTGCGTCCAGTCATGAGCACGACTACACACTGGGATCAAGATTCCTACACTCATGTTCCTTTAGAGTGAAACCCATGTAAACTCAGTGTGAGGGATTGCAAACTCCGACACATCCGTCTCATTGATCCCCGCATAGCAGTACAGCGTGGATCCAGAGGTTCGCATTGAAAGACAGTATTCAATACCTGGATCGACAAAGACGAATGGCAGGGTGATCTTCGTAGGCTTCAAGTCTCCAGACAACTCAACCAGACAATGATAATACTTTCGGATTGTATCGTACTCGACCAGATGCACCAAGGCCCACCATTTGGCACCCATTCGAATTGGAGGCGCAGATCCCCGAAGCAAGGAGAACATCGGGGGTGTCGGAGTGGTGCTGATGACAGACCCCTTTGAATTCAGGAGTGTAAACGGATGCCATTCGTAGATCAAGGTCGACGTGCCCGGAATGGGAAGCCAATTCTTCTCACACGTACGCCCAGTTGGTGACGGCAGAAGCGTACAGTTATCGTACGTTCCTTGCAGGCTATACTCACCCCGAAGAATACGGATCATGTCTTGTTCGTAGTTATGAACCGTGGCAACGAATTCAAGCTGACCCGTTCCGTTTGAAAAGGTCCGTACGTCCTCAAGACCACGAACGGTGTGAGAGTTGGTCGGAAGGCCTACGCTCGACTCCTTCATCTTGGCAATCACCTGTCCCGTGACCAAGTTGATGCACGCATTCTCACAGAGCGACAGACCGTCCGGAACAATAAACGCCCCGTCCTTTACTACGTAATTCACATACCGGACATTTGCAAGGGGGTAGGAGATCAACGAGACGGCAGAAGGCTTAAACTCATCACCGAAGGGAGCGGGAAGCGTGAGTCGAGTACGAACCGACGCAACCGGTTTCGTGTAAAACTTGAGATTTGCCACGACATTGGAGTGAAAATAGCTCATCTTCAAGAGGTAACGAACACAGCTGTGAAGACCTTCTTGCCGATCTGACTTGACATAGAAGTCCAGGATAGTTTGCTCGTAGTCAAAGAGTCCATTGTAGACATCCGTCTCAATGAAGAGCGTATCTGCCGGCATAGAAATTGCCTTACCTAACTGGAGGTAGTGATAGGCCTTGTATGATTGACCCTTCTCGCGCAAGTACTTTGTCAGAACATACAGTGCTTCTGCGCGCTTCGGGTAGAACTCGTAGGCCTTCTCGACCCACTCTTCGAACAGAAAGGGCTTGTTCAAGCATCCGTACGACTTTGCAATCATATAGTGCGAATACCAGACCTCTTCGTGCCATCCTCCGGCTTCAATACGCTTCGTGTAGTGTTCGATAGCCTTTTCATAGTTTGCCATTGAATGGTAGGTCTGAGCAAGGTAGAACATGTACCGAACGTTCCCCGGTTCTTCCTTCAACCCCTTTTCAAGGAGAGCGCAGTCGCGAGGGAACTTGTCACCCTTACTTCCTCCGTCGTTCAAATCATCAATATGACAGACAGACTTTGAAAGGTGTGTGCTCTCTCCATCCCAATACTCGTGGGTGACTCCACGGCAGATCCAGTTGTGATCCATGCGAACTAAACGGGTATTCGGGTATTCAAGGGTGCCTGCAATCTGTATAATGGTGTATCCAAGGCCGACCAAGGTTTGCTGCTTGAGATTGTTCGGGACAAACTTCATATCTGCATCGAGCAGCAGACCGTAGGTATCCTTGAGATCCCAGTGTTTTGACTTACAGTAATCTTGCGCGTTCTTGAAACTAGCTGTACGATTGTGACCAAAGTGTTTCCAGGAACTGATTTCAAGACATCCATCGTGGGTCTTCAGGAACTCCATCGCAATCTCTGTCGTCGTGTCGATGGATCCCGTATCGGTAATCACATAGGCATCCACAAGCCCCTCGACGGACTCCAAACAGCGTCTCAGGATCTTCTCTTCATTCTTGACCATTGAAATCAAGACAAAGCGTGGCATGTGCGTCCGTATTGACTTTCATCTCTTCGTCCGCTCTAAGTAAATGACCACGGATTTTGTCAAGCAGTCTCTTCGTGAGAATCTGAGCCGCGTTCTCATTCCGCACGTTGCGGACGGTCTTTGGTCAATCTACGACAATGCCAAGGTTGCCTGCGCCCGCAACAAGCAGCCGGGTGAGACCCTGAAGACGTTTCAGAATCTCCTGACCCGCGTTCCCCAGTGGACGGACGAGATTCTCAATACGGAGGTTGCTCGTATTGAGAAGGCGTCGAAGTGCGAGTATATGGATGATCTTCTGCTGGGTGTGTTTGTGAGCTATATCCGTGCGTTTGCCTCTCTGCAGCAGTCCGAGGAGACGCATGTGAATGTTCAGTTTGAGCGCCCGACTCTCTCTAAGTTTGTGTTCACGCTCTACAAGTCGGCTGCCCGGAAGTGCTGGTCAAATGCATATCTGTTCAAGACCATCGATGTTTCGTCGGAGCAGCAGTCTCGCAACCGCCGTGATATTGAGATGATGCTCGGCGGTACCCTGGATGAGGTCATTGACAGCTTCATTCCTTGGAAGGAGATTAGCAAGGCATATTTCCAGGCCAAGGGTACGACGGTCAAGCCAGACACTCCTCGCCCCGTTGAGCCTGAGGTCATCCCGGCCCCTAAACCGGCTCTGAGCTTTGGAGAGTCGGAGACGGTTGAGTTTGAGACAGAAACCGAGGACGACGACGAGCGCCCTCGCCTCACCATGGGAGAGGATGTGAAGCTGGAGCTCTCGGACGATGAGGATGAGGAGCCTGCCGCCAAGCCCGAGGGTGTTCTGAAGCTGGACATGTAGGGGGGTGCGTCCAAGTGTCTCTAAACCAATCCACACGAAAAAGCAAATGCCGGACTATCAGACGCTCGGTATGGTTGTGGGTGCTGTAATGATTGTAGCTGCTCTCCTGTATGTGTTGGATCGCCGCGCCAAGACCCAGGCGGTGGATTACACGGATCTAGGTAAGATCGTCGCCGGATCGGGTGTGCTGACAACGGGTGTTCTGTACTCGCTGGGCGCGGAGACTGTCACGGATGTGGCGGAGACCGTGGTGACGGCTGCGCAGGATATGTTTGTTGGCAAGCCGGAGTTTTAAGACACGCATAGTTAAACAGTATATGTCGCGCGTAGTTCGTATTGGTCAAAAAATGGTTGAACTTTCGGGGCTACACGGTATTTGGTTGGGAGCTTGCCACTCAGGTGGGTCGCGCATAACACTATACTATCCCAAGGCCCCTACACAGACAATTGACTATGCGCATGGTAAGTGGGCAGACGCTGAAAAGGACCTAAAGATCTTAGAGGAAGCTAAGTTAAGCGCTTCCAGACCATGTGAGACCCATACCACAAGTTTGTGAGTCCATGTTCCTTGAGA